GAATATCTGCTAGCGGCAGGCCGGATGCTGATGACAGTCGCTCGCTGCTTACTTGATACTTGATCGCTTCGTCATAGATTGCTTTCCAATCGCCATAATTAGATTTAACGAAATCATTGATCTGCGCATCGCTTGGGAATGGAACGACATTGCTCATGTCAAAATTGGACGATGGCATGGTCAATACTTGCGGAGCCTGTACATTTGGAGTGCTGTAAACTGGTGCCGGTATTGCGCTTTTTGCCGCGTTGTATGCAGATTGAGCCGCAGCCAGATTATTAACAGCCTGAGCGACTGTTAAAACGCTATCGTTTATTGTTCCGAGTGCGCCAAGTTGTTTTTCTGCATCAGTGGCTTGTTTACCAGCCGCCGCAGCAGCCTGATCGTACAGTCCCTTAACAAATTGATAGTCCTGCGTGTACTGACTTCCGGAAGCATTGACTGCGCGAGATGCGTCAAGAAATGCACTTCCGGCCTGTTGCAGTTTTTCGTAATCGCCCGATTGCGCCGCCTGTCTCAACTGCCGCTGCGCTTCCTGATACTTCTCGACCGGCGACAACGGCGATGCGTCGCTGATTGCCAGAGCATTGCTGGCGTTTTTCATAGCCTGTTCGTATCCACGGAATTTGTCTGCGGTTTGTTGCAGCAGGTTGATTTCATTCTGGCGTGCCTGGTTGACTTCATTTTGCGCTTGCGTCAAAGACGATTGAGCATTGCGAATGTTGTCGTTTGCCGCGTTGATTGCGTCCTGGTTGAGTATCTGCGCAACTGGCGCAACAAAGTTTGCCGCTGCTTCAGCGCTCGCTTCCATGCGGTCGTGAACGCTATCAAACAATCCCATGAGATTGCGAGCCGCAGCGTTATTTTGTGCGGTCATGTCTTGCAGGATCGCGGTAAATGCGGAACGTGTGATATTTGGATCAATGCCAATATTTGATAGTTGATTAGCTAAGTTCTGCGAGTCATTGGCAAATTGCTGGTCAGGCGTTAAAAAGTTCTGTTTAAAGAAGTCTGCCTGTTGATTAATCTGTGAATTGTTTTTTGCCCAGTTAGCAAGATCGGCAGGTGATGTGCTGTTAAGCAGCTTGGATATTTGCTGCATCGTTAAACCGAAATCAATACCAGCTTGCACCAGACTATCCACCGATACCGATGCACCCGCAGCAACGTTACTTAAGCCGCCGACGCTATCCGATAGGGTAATAATTCCACCATTCAGCTCGAAGAAGTCACCAGCCAGAAGCAAAGCTCCCGCCCGTGTTTCAGCCGAAGCATTGGAAAATTCACCTTGACCCATGACCAGATCGCGGAATTGTTCGGCGGTCAGGGTGGAACTCACTCCAAGATCGGTCAGGCGTTTAGCAAGATAATCTGTTTTAAATTGCAGCTTTTCCCCGGCTGTCAGGAAGTTGTCAGCAAACGAACCAGATGAACTCAACAATCCTTCGATTCCGCCCATTTTCTGTACGAATGCGGTTATTTCTTCTGCCGGAAGATCGCGCAAAATCTCCATGACGGAATCAAAACTGTAGCCAACATTACCTAGCACAGTACCGACAGCGATCATTTCATCTTTCGAGAGAACCAACTTCTCTGTCAGGCCAGCTATCGATGTTCCGGCAGCATCAGCCGCCGTTTTTACTTCGTTGAACAAAGGCGCGATATCCAGCAGAGCAATGAGCATTTCTTCGCTCACGCCATTGACCTGCCCGAACGATTGAACGAGGTTTTTGAAATCCTCCTTGGTCATATCAGTTGAAAGACCAAGTTCGCCCATTTGCTCAGTCAGCAACTCCGAGTTGCGTTTGATAATTTCCGACCCATCCAGGAAGTTTGCAGCGAAGTATTGTGCTTTTGAGTTCAGCGCATCGATGCCACCAGCGGCTTCAATGAATGCAGACCTGCCCTCAATTGATGATTGTTGAAGCACTGTTCTTGCGGTTCCAAGCGAAACGCCGAGAATAGTCGACGCATTCACCAGCGCTTCAAATTCGTTTCCAATACGCAGCGCTGCATCGGCTGCGCTTTCACCGGCCTTGCGGAATGCGTCAATGTTCGGTATCACATGCCGCGCCATCGTGTCAGCCATCTCGGTCAATACGCCGCTGATCTGTTCGTCAGTCAGCGATTTGCCTTTCTCGGATGCGATATTTATGGTGTAGTAAAAACCCTCCATCGCATCCTTGCCCTTGCCTAGCGACTCGCCCACTTTCTGCATTGATTCCGCTGTGGATGTCGTCACGTCGTCCAGGTATTTGCCCAACTGCACCGCAGCTACAGCAGCCTCGCGTGCGAATGGGTCAAGAACTTTGGATATACCGCCTTCAACCAGACCCCTATACTCATTGAGCAAGTTGCCGGTATCAGTGTCGATCATTACGCGATCTACTTTGCTGCTGCGTGCCAAACCGCCATCGGCTTTGAATTTTGTGCTGGTGATTCCGGCGAACCCTTCGGACGTAAAATCACCGATCAGATTGGTTTCTTTTTGTTTGAGTGGGCCGCGTCCGAACAATAAAGCACCCAAACTTCCGATTATTGGGATTGAATCAATTATCTTGCTTCCGGTTGACTTGTTGCCTGCCAGCATTCTGAAAACAACGTCGGCAATAGCCGCAACGGCAAGTGGCCCGGCAGCAGCCGCAAGGGATGAACCCAAACCAGCGGCAACACCCATTCCTGACCCGCCGATTGCGGTACCAGCTCCACCGATGAATGCGGTACCAGCACCACCGGCGGCGCTGAATACTCCAGCGCCTGCGCCAGCCAAACCGGCGCCAAACGCCCCGACCGATCCAGGTAGCATGGATAATCCACGCCCAACCAATGAAGGTATACCGAATCCTGTTTTAAACAGATTCGTCGCGCCAGAACCAAGACTGGCAAGGTTCAAAGCGCTGCCGAGACCTCCAGAGCCAGATAAGACCGATGTTGCTCCAGACGATGATCCGGAAAGTCCGCCGAACATCTGTTGCAATCCTATTGACTGCGACAGTTTCAGCGCCGCAAATTCAGACACTATCCGCAGTACAGTATTCTTGACGTTCTGAACCATGTTATTCAGACCGCCATTGAAGAAATCAAATATGCTATTTGCCAGAGAGCTTTGAATATTGCGCCCGGCTTGAATCCAGAGTTGACTTACTTCGTCAGTTGTTGACCGCGTAACCGTTGATGTTTTGTTTAACTCTTCCTGCGCTTTTTGCAGAGCGCGGTTATAAGTTTCTACGCTTAGGTACGGTTTTAACCGGTCAAGCTCTTCGAGTTTCTGATTGTATTGCTCTTGCTCTGTAGCAACGCTGGCTGTGATATCGCGCGCGCGTTTCGCTTCGGACTCATACTGCCGCAGCAGATACAGCTCTGAGTTAAATGCGTTCCCAAGCCTGGTGGAAATCTGTACCGATTTTTCCTTTGTTTCGTTATTTTTCGCAAGCTCTACCGCGTTGTGAGCGATCTCAACTGTGGCTTGTTTTTGTGTTGAAGTGGCAGCTTGCTGGGCTTTCTGCATGTCAGCAAGATCAACTTTCGCCATTTCAAGCTGATGCTCCAGCAGGTCAAATTCTTTTTTATCGAACAGCAGGCCGCCGACAAGCGGGATATTCCGGCGGTTTGACATCGACTCAACTTTGTCAGTCAATTCATTGATCAGCTGGACTTGCTTCTCAATGCCGGTAACGTTGTTGAAACCGAATAATTTATTGAGTGCTTTTGCAGCCATTTCAGCGGCTGGAGTCAGTACGTTGGCCAATGCATCGCCGAGCGTGATGGCAATATTGCTCATGGTCGACATGAACTTATCCCACTGAAAGCCAGGGCTTGCGGCCATTTTGTTGAATGCGTTTTCTGCCGCGCCAGCCTTGTTCGCCATCTGGCCTATGATGTTGTTAAATTCAATACCAGCGTTTCCGGTCAGAGCCAACGCAGGAACCAACGACTCAACACCGCCGAACAAGACGGCCATTTTGTCCGCACTTCCTTGAGTTTTTGTTTTGACTTCTTCCAGGAATCCAGCAAACCCCATTGCTTGCATGCCCGCAGTATTAAATTCCAAACCAATCTCTTTTGCCAGCCGCGCCGCTTCTGCGCTCGGTTTTGCTACTGTTGCCAGGATCGCTCTAACACCAGTGATCGATTCTTTGGCAGAGATACCGCCCAGCGTCAATGCTGATATGCCAGAGGTTACTTCTTCCAGGCTGATGCCCATCGTTGTGGCCAATGGGATGACTTTACCGATATTTTCTGACAGCTCTTGGATTGATAATTTACCGGCAAGGGATGCCGTAAAAAGCGTGTCGGCGATCTCAGAAGCGGTGCCAGCTGCGTTTCCATAACCCTTGATGATGGAGGTAAGACCGTCTACCGATATCATCAGATCGGCGTTACCGCCGATAGCGAGCCGGTTTGCTTCGGTCAGCAGCGCTGTTGCTTGGGTGGTGTCTGTAATACCGGCGGATAGAATTTCGTAAAACGCGGTCGATTGTTTTAAAGCATCAGTACCGAATTGAACGGAAAGCTTGCGCGATGCGGCATCAAGCTCCTTGATTTGATTTGTTGCGCCGCTGATTTGTGTGGACAGAGCGGCCAGGCTCTTGTTGTACTCGTTGGATTTTTGGGCCAACCCTAGCATAAAATCAACGGATATCCCGGCACCAATCGCACCAAGGATGTTGTTAATTTTATTAACAGCGCCGCCCACGGTGCGCTTGGCATTGTCCATATCACTTTGCAAGCGCGCCATCGATGCGTACATCTGCAATTCAAGTTGTCCAACTACCATTTATAAACCCGCCGCTTGTCTGATTGATTTTTTTAAGCGCATGGCTTTACGCCAGTCCGCTGACATGTAATAAGGCGCTCCAACCCAAGGAGTTTCAGCGTCTAATTTGCGAAAATTGTGACTGCAAGAAAGGTATGTGTTGCTTAGTCTTTTGATTGTTTGCGCTTCCCAAGATGAAAGCTCGATACCGGTGTTCTGCATCCACGCATAGATTTCTAAATGCGTGATGGCTGCTTCGCCTGTGGCAACGCCTAAATCCATCAGATATTCAAGTACGTGGAAAGCCTGACACTCCGGCATTTCCACGGCTTGATTGTCGCGCTCAAACTCATCGCGCCTTGACATTTCGCCCTCGTCCGGTGTGACATTCAGCCACGCTAGATGACCAACATAAACTTCTAGTTGGTCTGCGAGGGCTTTATAAAATTACTCCAATCATTCAATTCCTTAGTTACTTGATCTGCAATAAAACCAATTGAGCGGTCACTATAAATAGCCAGTGACAATTCAGTTCCGGCTAAATCATCAACTTCCACGTTTTCCCAGCTGTGCGTGCAATCAGCAAGGAAAACGGACATTTCTTGTTGAGTCTGCTCTGCGGTGTGATTCGTCTTACCCTTTCGCTTGAGTTCATCCAGCATTCGGTTGTTTTTCTTGGCCTGAGCTTTTGCAAACTCTTTGGAGCCGGGTCCGTACAACACAACAACGCAAGGAAGTTTTTTGGCTTCATCCGAGTACAGCAAATTGTCCTCAGCATCACGCAAATGCAAGCGTTTGGTTTCCGCTACAGCCAGTTTTCTTAAGTCCATTGTTATCCCCTTAAGCGGCTGCAACGATTACTGGGTCTTTGCACACGCTGATCATGGCTGTGCGTTTCATGACAGCGCCTGACTGCGATTGCGACAATTTCCAGCTTGAAACAATGACATCCAGATAGTGAATCTCGCCGTCTGGATAAGTGATCTTCATTGAGTAGTGGTTTGCTGATGCGTCTGCGGCTTTTAGAATTACTTGACCGGCATCCGCTGGAACGTCAGCCATAACCATGTCGCCAGAGCCGTACTCAGCGGTTCCTTTCAAATACTCGACTGCTCCGCTAATGGGTGTGAACTTGTTAACTTCGCGGGTTGCGCCGATTTCTGGGAATGACTCGACTTTGCCAATCGTCGTGTAGGTGATGGTTGTTGCGCCGTAACCAGCGGCATCGTAAGTTGCTGGTAAACCTGCGCTAATTGCATAAGTGGTGCTTGTAAAGCTCGCTGCTGCGGTATGTGCTGCCATGTCTTTTCTCCAGTGCCGTCGCGCGGCATTAGGTGAATAAAAAAAGCCCGGGTACTCTCACGAGTAAGCCGGGCATCGGTACTGCTACAACTTAAAATCTATCTATAAAATCTCACTATGAAATCAATTGATTGTTCAAAAATATCTGGTTCGTCGTAGTACAGATCGGGACCGTCTCCATCGTGGGTGATGCTGTCGACAGCCACGGAATTAACCGCTCCCCTGGTAGATGTAACCGCCGATCTGATCAATTCGATGATTGTTTTTTGACTCAAATAGCTTGCGGCATGTACTGATACCTGAACTCGCTCGGTAACAAGCTGCGTTCCTGTTCGTTTTATCATCGGCATTTCAA